AAAAACGCCACCCCGATCGGAGTGACGTCCTGCTTCAACATATCCCACGCTATCATCATATCATGTCTGACACAAAATAATCTGCCTTCTTTCTGCCAAAAGTCTGCCGTTTTTCTGCCATCTAAACAATGCCTATCTGCTCCTCCTTTTTATAAACCTCTATCCTCAAAATAAACGCCAATTTGTAGAAAGCCCTCGCTTTCATACGATAATACTGCCGTTCAGACATTCCCATGTCGTTATATAGCTCATAATCGTACATCATCTCATCGTTTAGGTATCGCTTCACAATCAGCTCGCGTTCTTTTCTATTCAAACGGTTCACGCCACGACAAATCCAATCAATGTATTTTTCTCGTTCGCGTTCAAAATCCACCTTGTCAATCACTGCTGATTCTGCAGATGAATGAAAAGCATTGGTGTGAGCAGGAGGAACAAGTGAATATGTGGCTGTTACCTTTGGCAATCGCTCCTCTGGAATCGTAAGGAGATAAAACCGATATTTCTCCAGGGCAGCTTCAACGGCTTCCTTCGTTTTTTCACGATCGATTTCTGGGAGCTTGAACGACAACTGCTTTACCACTCGGACCCCTCCCGTGTTATACTTAATGTAGTGAGTTGCTAACGCCGGGAGAAGTCCTGGCTTTTTTATTGCATTTTCTTCAATGTAGCCACCTGCTTATACAGCCATTTCAAATATTGTTCATGCTTCTGATGCTTTTTGCTATGCCTTGTGTATTTCAGCAGCTGCTCGACCCTTTGGATTTCCTTCTCGTATTGTTTAATGAGGATCGGCGTATTCATCTCATTCAGCATGTTTGAGGCCACTTGACGCGCATGATCTAAAAATTTTCCAAGTTCTTCGATGAAAGCAACCAACATTTCCCTAGACTTGTCCATCTGTTTTTGTAAGTCGCTCATTCTTCTCTCCCCTCACTCAATAAAATCAAAAATGCACATCTGCTCGAATATTTCATGCTTTTCCTCTTTGTTCTAGAATTATCATCTAGAGTTCCAATTGGTACTAGGGTTTTTATTCATAAATGACAAGGCTGCCATCCTGCTCATCTCATGTTTTGCCTTGCAATCTCAAACACTCGCTCTCTATCCTCAAGCGATCGCCATACCCAGTGTTTTCCCTTTTTCTCGTACAGATCGAACCAATACTGCTCAAAATCCGTACGCTCTGTATATCCAGCGCGGGAACGGCCATCGTGATACAACTCTACACGGACCCACTTGTATACGTCGTCACACCGAATGATCGCTGCGTAATCGTCGCTTGTTCCCCATTCCCAGTCTTTCATATATCCAAGCACTTCCCAGCCGGGAAAAACTCTCTGTATCCTTCTCAATGTTTTATCATCGACCTTCTCATCCTCAACAAAATCGAAAATCGTCAGCTGGTTCATTTATTCCCTCCTTTCGGGAGCAGTTTGTTGCTGCTCCTCTAGTGGAACAATAGTGATTTCCACCCTTGGTGTCTCGCTGTACCATTTGGAAATATGTAAGTCTACCACCTGGCTGTCATCCTTCCAAATGACGTTTTTGAGCGCATCCTTTATGGATTTCGCATAGTTATCTACATCCGGCTTGCTTGTGGGTCGTAACTGACCGGCTTCGGCTGCTGCTTTTTTCTTTTTGCTGAATGATTTAGGTATTTTCTTATACACCTTGACCGTAACAAGAATAGGTCCTTCCAATAGCTTGTCCGGTCGGTGATCAGCTGCAACGAGCCGGACGTAATTTTTGAAATCACTGGACTTCTTTGGGTCATACATTCGGATATGGCCGTTAATCATGGTGGCTCTCGGCCGCCCTTGGGCGACAGGTTCGCCATAGACAGTGAATTGAATCATCGCTTCACCTTCTCCATCACGAGTACGTGGCGCAATGTGTAGTAGTCCAAATCATAGATGGATTTGCCTTGGTGTTCCGTGATTCCCATATCCAGCAACTGACGAATGACAAACTGGCGTTTCAATGCTTCACCAAACTGAACCAACTTATCCTTTCCGTGGCGAGCCCTCATCATTCATCCTCCTCGCGTTCAATACGGGATATTTCTCTACCAATCTCGCATCTCAATTCGATATACATACGCTCTAATTCGGCCAGAGGCAGCTCATACAGCTGCCGGCCATCTGGCGATTCGTACACCTCGTGATCGATGAGGAAATCGATGATATACTGCTTACGCTTCTCAACGGCTTCTTTGAGAACTGCCATTTGCCTCCCCCTTCCGTTGCGAATCCAATTTGTTTTTGTACTCAAGCAAGTAAGCGTTCATTTTGTTTTTGAAGCGTTCTTGGAGATAGTAATCTAGTACACTTGCATCGTCGGTTGGTTTGATGACTCTCTTTTCAAACATCAGAAAATTTATCAGCAACCATAAACTGTAATGATTATCCTTTATCGCTTCTTCGTATAACTCTTGTATCGTCACGACTGAAGCACCACGTCATAGAACGTGTTAGTCTCCTTCACAAACTTCATGTATAGTGTGCCCGTATCTCCGTTGCGGTTTTTGGCGATAATGATCTCTGTAATTCCTTTTTGCTCCGCATCCCTGTTGTAATAATCTTCACGGTATAAGAAAGCGATCAAATCAGCAATTTGTTCAATGCTTCCAGACTCGCGTAAATCTGACATATTCGGCCGTTTATCTTGCCGATTTTCCACACCGCGATTCAGTTGCGCTAGGACAATGATCGGGATGTTTAAATCTTTTGCTGCGTTTTTCAAGTCCCATAAAATGTCAGTGAGGTCTTTATGCGTATTTCCTGTTTCTTTGATTGGCTTGATAAGCGTTAGGAAGTCAATCGCCGCGACATGTTTTTTGTCAGGATGCTGTTTCATATTCTTACGGATTGCCGCACGTATGGTAGGGACGGTGTATTCATCCCGAATATCGATATTCAATTTTTCTAGCACCACTACGGCCGCGTGGTATCTTTTCCATTCCTCATCCGTGAACGTTTTGTTTGGATTTCTCATTTTCATTAGGTTAATGCGTCCCTCCATCGCGATCAGACGATCGACAATTTGTCCCTTGGACATCTCAATTGAAAAAAATGTACCGAATATGTCATTCCTTTTTGTGCTATTTAATATACTGTTAAGGACAAGCGCGGTTTTTCCCATCGACGGTCGGGCACCGATGATAATGAGATCAGACGGCTGCCACCCGTCGGTAAATTTATTTAATCCCGTAAACCCTGTATCTACTCCACTTAACCCCTTTGCCGGCGTGTTGTAATGTTGTTCTAACCTACTTGCTAATAAATCTTGGAAAGTTTGTTTATCATCAATGACTTCAGTTTCCAACTTCGTCAATTCATCAATCATTTTTTGTAATCCGTGAATGTCTGCCTTGGATTTTGTTTCCTCCATGAACTTTCCAACGATCGTTCTAGCGCGATCGATGGTATTAAAATCCTTCACCCAACGCTGGTATTTATCGAACAAGCTTACATCTACAACGGTGTTCATTAAATCAGATAAATAATCATTTCCACCAAGTCGGAAAGCATCACCACCAACCATCATCAGCAGCGTTACCACATCCGGCTTCTCATTTCTCTCCTTCGCATCCAACATAAGCCGGAAAATTTCGTGATTCCGCGGATCGATGAAGTAGCCAGGGCGCAACATTGTCTCTTCAATGAGTGATGGGTCTTTAAGGATACAAGCTAGTACGAGTCGTTCTGCAGATGCTTGTGCTTCCCAGTTCATGAGCTACACCTCAAAATAGGAAATTCGCGTTCTTTAATGGTTGGTGAGATGGGCTAATTGTTGCCTCACCCTTTTTGTTTTTCCATTGAGCATCTAAAGACATAGCTTCTTCGACGGTTGTGACATTGTTATCTTTCCAGTTCTTTAAAATCTCTTCGATGTATGACCATCTCCGTACATTGTTTGTAGCAGCTCTCTTAATCGCTTCTCTAACCAATTCCGGAGATAAATCTTCGCACCAATATTCGATCGATTCACCTACGACAGGAGCAAGAACCCCAATATTTGCTTGATAAAATTGAAGAACTTCAACTATGTCATCGTTGTCGCCTGGATAATAATATTTTTTTTCTTTTTCTTTTTCTTTTTCCCCACTTAACGTGGTACGTATCGTTGACGTATCGTCTAACGTATCGTGGTACGTATCGTGTGACGTGTCGTTAGCGTATCGAAGAAACAACTCTCTGATACTTTCGTTAGGTATTTTTCTTGCAACCAATTCGATCAATGAGGTGTCTTTCACCTCCATTAACTCCTTCTCGATGCAGTCTAGCACAGGTTTTCCACCTTTAATGAGGTTGTATTTTCCCCAGTTCAAAATGGCAATTTCCCGTGTTTGCGGATTGTATTTAATGACCTTATGAACGTTCTCAAATCGTTCTACCAAGCTGTTGATTGATTCGATCGAGTACCCCAATTCAAAAGCCATTTGTTTTTTCGTGATCTGGTAAATGCCGATCTGCGTAGTGTTCGGATTGGTCAAAAGGTAAATGTAGAAGTATTTATCTTCTGGTGTCATCTCCTCTAAAACTTTTGCGTCTTGCCAAAACGAAACATGAACGTATCTGTATTTTGCCATCTTATTCACCCCTTCCTAACGCATATCGCAAAACCATCCGCCACGCGTTTGACGGTATATTCCGGATATCTCCGCATATACTGTAGTACAAGCTTTTTAAAATGCTCCCTATCTTTTGCCTCCTCCCAAATCCAGCGTGGGAGGAGGATTTTGCATTGCGGCTGCTCAGTCAGCATCGAAGACGATCTCCTCTTGTTGAGGGACTTCGGACTCCATCGGCACCTCAAACGCCTCAGCTTCGATGTATTCAACGTGTTTTGGTTCTTCCTTGAAACTTGAATGGACTGTTTCATCAGCTGCAATATGGTTCTGAATTTCCACGCTTATTGGCATATACTTCACAAGCTGTTTAATCACCGTTTTCTTGGCCATAGATTCATAGTGATCTTTCCACGGTCCGAAAATCTCACCGTTCTTATTTCTTGACTTACTGAACTTATCCCGGATCTGATTGATTTGTTCCACACTCATGACCGTGAAGGCATAGCCACCATCTTTGAAACGGGCATAAGCATAGAAACATTTCAGTTTTCCACGATCCCCTTCAAGTTTCGGCTTGTGGTAAAGTTTTTCGTTCAGACCATATTCAAATTCAAATTCGTCATTTTCATACACTTCATTTGCCACGATGCTTGTCACTTGTCCGGATCTTCTCACCAACTCGATCAGACCCTTATATCCAATGACAAGCTGAACTTCTTTCACCCAATATTCTTGGCCGTCCGGCCCTTTCTTCTTGTTGTTAAATGGCACCAAGTAACAAGATCCAAATGGATCAGGTTCAAGGCCCGCTTGGGCTGCTTGCATCACAGCCCCAAGCAAACTTTCAGGTGTGCATTCACGAAGTGCCGGGTTTCTTCTAAATTCCGTGACAGCCAAACGGATCAAACGATCAGCATTGAAATGTTTTGGCAGGGCCATTTCAAATTGCGGCTTGTATTCTAGCATTAGATCCATCAGGGTTTTTGGTTTGCCTTTTCTTTGTTGGGCAAGCTGTTTTTGTTCCTGTTTTGCGATTTCTGCTTTCAACTTATCCGCTTGTTTTGCCATTGTTTTTCCCCTTTCCGTCACTGTTTTCTAAATTTGTTGGCAGCCGGGCAGGTGGCCCAATGTGGAACCCTGCCCGAAATAATTTCACCTTCATCCGAAACAAGCACTTTCTTTTCAGGATCACACGGCATTGCTTTTCCGTTCGGTGTTCTGATCCAAACGATTTCAGCACCGCAGCCTTTGCATTTTGCCAAAGCAATTCCCCCTATTTGACCATGAATTTTGAACTTTGGCCTTCCGAAACGTATTTTGCATAGATATCAGGATGGTCTTTTTTCAAGGCTTCTTTATCGAATTTTTTAATGGTGAACCGTGACCACGTTATTTTTCGCCCAGCCACGAAGCCATATTTCTTGTCGCCCATATAGCCTTTGATCTCGTTTTCAATAGCCTTCTTTTCTTCCGTCAGCTCATCAATTTGTGCCTTCAATTCGTCATATCGCTTCAACTTTTCGGCAAAATATTCCGGCAAATCAATGCTTTCTTCAACGTGTTCAGGATACATGGTAGCCAACAGATCGCTTGATGCCTGGGATCCATCGAAGGCAGGTGGAACTCTAGGAATCACATGATTGTTCCAAAACTCATAGGCTTTCCGTTCAAGAATGGCAATCAGTTCATCATCCCGTTCAATTTCAAATGTTCTGAACTTGTTCCCGCCGATTAAAACGGCTAAGTGCCACTTTTGGAAACCTGTTATGGCCATATACCACTGGCACTGGACAAAATAAGCATCTGGAACACTTTCTTCATTCCATTGATCCTTCAAATATTCACTTGCCGTTTTGCATTCAAGTCCTGCTTTCCGGCCTACAATCAACCGATCCACATTTGCCAAGAAGTACGGATATTTTTTATGCTGCAAGATGGCATTTCTTCTTTTCACTTTCAAGCCCGTTCTTTTGCTGAATTCTTTGGCCACCACTTCTTCAAGCACTGTGCCCCAATATGCTGCTTCTCCGGTTTCTTCTTCCGGCAGTTCACCGATCTTATCAAGATAAACTTGGAAAGGACTTTTATATTTGTTTAGGCCCACGATTGCCGCAATATCCGAACCACCAATCCCTTTCCGACGCGCAGCCAACCATTCCTCATGGCTCATTTCATTTGTGTTTGCGAGAACAACAGCTTCCAAGTTTCTCCCCTCCTCCATTTGATTTTTCCAAGGTGATCCTGTACTATTTAAGTAAGTGTTTTGAATAAGGAATCACCTTTTTCCGAAACGTCTCACTCCGCCAAGTGAGGCGTTTTTCATTCGGCGATTTTTCGCGTTGCTCCTAACACTTGAATAAGATATTGACTAATGTTTTCCTCAAGAACGATCTCACCGTCTGGGAACTCATAGATGACATCGCCGTAAAGAATCTCATCGCCGCAAACGTCGATACCCCAGTGGGAACTTTCCACCCTAATCGGACGAGTCATCGGATTTTCAACTTGCAAGCACCGCACCCCCTCACACCCAATACTTGTTCAAATTTTTGTAGTACTCGTAGAGACCACGTTTTTTTAGCTGATCGACTTTCGTTCGTATTGTGCGCTCTGTTTTTCCTAAAGCAAGTGAGATTGATTTTGGACCATCGATCTCATAAAATTTGCAGAGATATTCGAGATCTGATTCAGTAAATGGTTTCCCTTGATTGTGATGAAATTCCGGATGGTACTTCATGCGACCCCAACGATCGTATTCAATCGGTATTTCATCCGCTGGAATATCCTCCCTTCCGCGAATTTGTGCCATGCTCGTTCCTCCTTTCGTATGGATTGATGTGCTAGTGCACATCGTCAGGCACAAGAACGCTGAAAAGGGGGATAGGAAAACAGCGCTCCTGCACCTGACGACAGGCACTAGACCTGTCGTATGGTCGTGTTGTACAATGATGGTGTTGATGAGTTAGGCTAGCGTTGCCGCGCTGGCCGTTTTTGTAGTTCACGTAATTTTTGTTTGAGCCGATACTCAAAT